TGTTTCAATGTCTCCACCTTCTTGGACATCTTCATCATCTAAAACAGGTAAATCGTCGCATTCAATATTTAGTTCTTCATTACCAATATCTAGTCTTACCTTATTTTTACGAGAATTTCCGAACAAAGGAAACAAATGAAAAGATGTACTATTGTTGTCATCTTCAATATAAAACAATTTGCCAATATGGTCATTAAAAAAAGACGAATTACGAAGGTATTCTAAATCATCAGCAATGTTTACCCGGAACTTTTCTTGGATTCCTAAATAAGATCCATAATAATCAATTCCATGTACAATGGAATGATGATTCAAAGCAATACTTGTTAAAAAACAAAACAATCCATCAATATAAGAAGCGTTATGATGATTTAGTAATTTTGGATGACATTGTTCAGAAGTACTTTCTAATGAAGGTAATGTTGTGATTCTTGGATCATTTACATCATATTTACCTATCATATATCGATAAGGGTCCAAGAGAGGTGAAAATTTCATAAAAACGGGTTTTTCTATAGGTGTTTTTTCATTTTCTTGGACATGAGTTAAATCAACAAGCTGGTATTTTTGGTTAAATGAAATAATCTCAAAATTATTTTGAGTCATTTCAAAAAAGACTTTGTACAAAGGTTGATATTGTTGTAAATGTTTGATATAATATGGATTATATTCGGATGTTTCATTTTTTTCACTATATTGTTTTCCTAAAATAGGTAAATCAATTAATGAATGTTTCTTATAGTGAAGTTTGAATTTAGACATATAACGTGTATCAATACAATTTTAAAGACAAATAAACGTGTTATAGTCGTATTTTTTTGATATTTTAAATGTAATTGTTTATTTATAACATATACAATGACACTAGAACTAAAGAAATTTGATATGAGATGGATTACATTTAAACCTGATGAAAATAAAGGTCCGGTTATTGTGATGATTGGTCGAAGAGATACAGGTAAATCTTTCTTAGTGCGCGATTTATTATATCATCATCAAGACATTCCTATTGGAACGGTTATATCCGGAACAGAAGCAGGTAATGGGTTTTATAATAAACACGTGCCTAAATTGTTCATTCATGAAGAATATAACACAGTTCTAATAGAAAACGTATTACGAAGACAAAAAGCAGTGTTGAAACAAATGAACAAAGACGTGGAATTATATCGCAAAACAACCATCGATCCAAGAACATTTGTTATTTTAGATGATTGTTTGTATGATCAGTCTTGGACACGTGATAAAATGATGCGATTACTTTTCATGAATGGGCGTCATTGGAAAGTCATGTTAATTATTACCATGCAATATCCTTTAGGCATACCTCCAAATCTGCGTACTAACATTGATTATGTATTTATTTTACGTGAACCTTATATGACCAATCGCAAACGCATTTGGGAAAATTATGCTTCTATGTTTCCAACATTAGAGTCTTTTTCTTCTGTTATGGACCAAACCACCGAAAATTACGAATGTTTAGTCATCAATAATAATGCAAAATCCAATAAATTATATGACCAAATCTTTTGGTACAAAGCAGAAAGTCGTCCTGATTTCAAATTAGGGTCCAAAGAATTTTGGGATATATCAAAGAACATGGGTTCAGATGATGAAGACGAAGCGTATGATCCATCCAAGTCCAAGAAACGCAATGCGGGACAACAAGTAACCGTGAAAAAAACAACCAGTAAATGGTAAGAGTGAATAATCATAATATACAAATTATGATTATACTTTAATATATTCTTCACTGGTATACATTTAATCCTCCTTTTGGGACTCGTTTGAAAATTCATCGCTAATACTTGCCGCACTTACCTCTTTCGCGTTTTCCATGACCTCTTCTTCGTGTTTCTTACGTCCTTCTTCGTCGGCAACATCACGACTCTCAAAATCAATGGTCTCTTTCACACCAATGAGTTCTCCTTCTTCAGTAATCGTTTGTGTTAGTTTATTACCTGACTTTTCTGCTTTAGCAATATTCTCCTCAATTGCCTTCTGTTTAGTCTCCTTAACACGTTTGTCAAACTCGTCTTTCGCCTTCTTCTCGTTTGCCATCTTCTCCTGATGAAGTTTGTTCAATTCTTCCTCCATAAACTCAACGCGTCCAGTCTTGTAAGCATTTGGATCCCAAGGCAACCAAACGCCCACTGGAGCAACGAAAATATCGTGATTTGGGTCCTTTTCGCGCAATTTCTTACAAAACTGCTCCGCTTCTTCTTGAGTAGGGAAATTGCCACGACTCTTTAGACCGCGTACAGAAGTTTGGAACGCATGGTCACGTTGGAATTGCTCAGTTAGTTTTTCCTCGTTATTATCCAAAAAGTTTTGGAAATCATCAGACACACCATTCTTCTGTAGCAGGTCTTGCTCCTCTTTACAGAAATCATTATAGTCATGGAATAATGTTTCAACATTCAAATTGTACTTATATGAAATAAAATTAATAAAATCACCAAACTTGTTCATTGATTTAGTAAAATCCCATTGCTCTACAAATTTGTTGAAAAGAAAGGTTTCGCGTTTTTCCAAAATCTTATCGGGTGACAAGAAAGAAATACATGTGAACTTTTGTCCTGCGATTCCAGCATCTTCATCCAATACATCTACATACTTGGGATTCGGTTTTCCATCAGGAAGGGTTTTTCTTTCAAAAGCTAGTGACTCACTCATTTAGCAAATTATATAATTATAGTAATGAATGTGTTTAAGTTATTTTTTCATAATCTATAATTATGAAAACTTTTTTTCGGCATCTATATTATATATTCATGGACGGTATGTTTGACTTTAGCGAACTCGTTAAACGCGCTCTTAAGTATTTGATTGAAGGTTTCATGGTTGCCATCGCAGCCTATGCCATCCCTAAACAATCTCTTAAATTAGAGGAAGTTATGGTTATTGCTCTTACAGCAGCAGCAACCTTTGCTGTATTGGACGTATTTGTTCCTACAATGGCTTCTTCTGCCCGCGGTGGCGCCGGTTTCGGTATTGGTGCCAACTTGGTCGGATTTCCCGGTGGTCTATAAGTACTAAACTAATGTAACATAATTCACTATTTTTATAGTGAATTATATATAAATGACCGGAGAAATCATATTTGTTGCCTGTTTTTTTGGACTAATAGGAACATTCATGTTACGCGCGAGTTGTACAAAACCCACACGAGTTTACATTTCAAATGAATAGTTATTTATTTTGTATTGTGACTTTTATCATGTAAATATAAATGGAACCTATTAGTGCGTATATATTTCTATCACTTCTTATTTTTGGTATATATCTCATAGCAACACAATCGAAAAAAAATTTGTAATTATTAATATCAAAACTTACTATAATGGAAATAGTAAGTTTTGGATTGTTTATTGCTATTATGTTTGGTTTAACATTAATATATATTTGTATACGTAAACGTAAACGCAAGTAATAATATTATGGCATAGACGCACTACAATGAATGTTACATTCCGGACAATGAATTTTATCGTCTATGTTCAATTTTTTCAAACATTCTGAATGGTAATATCCTTTAAAACGTTCTTCGCAATTACCACATTGTACATCTATATAAGTAAATGTATTATTATCCAAAGTTACAGTACAAAGGGCACATTTATGATTGTTTGGTTGGTTATGTGAGAAATAATTTCCCATAAATAGAATACTAACATTTTTTTTATATTTAAATAACTATTAAACATTATTAGGATTTTCAGGACTTCGTTTCCATAATTTATATATATGTTCTTTATACTGATTCATGCGCAAATTGGGATTTCCTTCTTTTAATAAAACAAGTTGTTTCTCATAAAACTGTTTATATTGATCTTTGTTGTTTAATACATCATCAGAAGAATCTAAAATATCCAGTGCGTCATCAATAGTTCCAATGACACCTTGTAATTTATCTTCAAATACATCTTGCTTAACAATGTTTTTATAACTATATTCTTTTTCTTCTTGGAGTTCACGTTGTTTTTGTTCCTCTTTTTCAATAGCGCGTTGTTCTTCCATTATTTTTCGTTCTTCCTTTGCCTTCATTTCGTTTTCTTTTTGTATTTGTGCTTTGGTTTTAGGTGCGCTTGAAAGTGCCTGATTCAATAAAAATAAATCATCGTTTTTGGATTTCTTGGACTTGGATTTTTTTCCAGGTCCTAATAATTCTTCTTCTTGTTCTAATAACTCTTTTTTTTCTTGTTTCAATCGCATTTTTTCTTCATGTTTTTCATTTTGAAGTTGGGATTTCAACGCACTACGCTTATTTGTACCCATTTCCCAAGACTTTTCTTCTTCTTGGACTTTCTTTTCTTCCAATTGGTTTTGAAGTTTTTGCTCCGCTTTATTTTCACGTTTTTGCTTTTTCGATGGCATATAATAATAATATGGAAAATTTTTATTATATTCTTTTAATGAGTTATTTTCCTCCTTCTAAAAGTTGTTTTTTCTTGTGCATAATACTCAAATAATCATCTAATAACACTTTGGAACTTTGTTTTTGTAACATCTTTTCAAATAGTTCATGTTCTTGTTTTTGATATTTCAAAAATGTTTCTTTATGAGCAAATATGTGTTTAAAACGTGGACTACCTTGGACAAAATGATTACACAAAGGCATTTTGTTTTGACGTACACATTCTTTTTTTAAATTTTTCATATCACTTACATAGTTCAAAACGTCTACTGTAGTATGTGAATGAACAGCATCTTGCGGTATAGTACATAAAATATACGTAGAACTATGAGGACTAAATGAATGACGTAACATTTTGGTTAATTCACAACGACGATAAGGAACATGTGGATTCTTTTCGACTAAAGAACGTATACATTCTTTTAACGCGAAAAGACTTTGATTAATATCACCATTTTCTTTGAATTGTTTGCGATCATTACAAATGGAGCGTTTTGCCTTTTCACAACCGGCTAAATCCAATATACGTAAAAAGCGATCGCCTAAATCAATCGTAATTTGTAAATGAGAACGTGAAGAAGTAGAATTTTCACTCGAAACACCTACTTTTCTATTTTCGGAAATAATGGTTTGGATTTCTTTAATATCGGATTCTTGTTTCAAATCCTTTTGTCTCAAATTTTGAACAATAAATCTATTTTCATAATCTTCGCGTTGAAATACTTGTTTCTTTTCGTTCAAAATATCGTAACATTTGTTGTTATAAATTTCAATAAAAGAAATTTTCGCATCTAATTTCATTTCCAACATATCAGATAGTAAATATTGTAAAAAACCATGTTCTTTTGGAGAACCTAATATGCTATGTGTTTTACCTGAACCGGTTTGTCCATATACGTAAAACGTCACATTTTTCTTATATTTCAAAACATTCATCAACATATCAATACCAAGTTCATTATATACATCCATATTAATGCATTTGTCGTCAAACACTTTATCAAAATTATATTTGTGTGTCATATTGTAATTTCCAGCATAACTTTTTTGCGGTTTTTGAACCCTAATTTGATTTTCATAGTTTTTTACGCAACCATCGATACACTGCTTTGTCAAATTGGGTTTAATACGTGATAATATTTTAATTTTGGTCATCTTGAATTAGTTTTACATAATATGATTTCAAAATATTATCATTCGAAAAAATCGTCTATTGTATTATCTCTATAATGAGAAACATTTTCTTGGTCAAGAATCCAAAAATAATGTGTACATTGAACGATTCGATAATGATACTCTTCTATATTGGATGGTTTCCAACGTAAAAACCGTTTTCCATTTGTATGTTTTATAAAATCCCGATTTTGTAATAATAGATCATAAATCATGTTCCACATATCCAAAGAAATGGGATTGGATAATAATGAGTTCATCGTCCCAATAATATTTTTTTCCACATGTTGTCCAAGAACCAATGAATATAATCGTTTTATAATTAATTCAATTAATGGTTGATTCATAATAAGTTACATTATTTATAGATATTTTATATGTCAAATAATGTGTAATATAACTACACATTAATTAATAATCAATATTCAATAAAATATATATTTTATGAACACGCTTAGTTACTGTAAGCAACACCAGCCATACCACTCATTACGCGAAGCACGTTGTAACTGGTGGCGTATACACGAACCTTAGCAGTGGCAGTACCTCCGACAGTTGCGCTGGAAAGAACAAGTTGAAGGGTGGCATTGTCAATGCGGGAGAAGTTGCAGCTTCCGGAAGGTTGGTGTTCCTCAGGGCGAAGAGCAAAGGAGTATACGTTAATACCAGCATCAGGAGCACGGGTGTGGTGTTGGAAAGGTTGGACAACGTCGAAGTAAGAACCTTCGCGCTCGGAGAAGCGGTCCTGACCGTTAAGTTGTAACTTAGCAGTTACAACAGGGTTCTCACCCCAGCAGTGCATGTCAAGAGCAGTCTCAGAAAGGACGAATGTTCCGGCATCAGATACGAAGGAACCTTCAGCAACCTCACCAAGGGCAGCATTGGCGGTCTCAGCACCGAATACACCACGGTTAAGAGGAGCATCAGACCACTGAGCAGGGGTAGGTCCATTTTCAGATCCCATGGCTCCAGGTTCCTGGAAAAGACCACCGCTTGTGATGAAAGCGTTGGCACCGGAGGTCTCAGCAGGTCCACCGAAAGCGTGAACAGCGTTAGGAAGAGCATCTACAGCATCAGTGTAGTTGAAAGGTTGGGCACCAAGGGTCTTGTAAAGGGTCTGACCACCTTCAAGGGAAGAGCAGTAGTCAACGTTGGCATCAGGTTGGACAACCCAGATCAATTCCTTACAAGGGTGGTTGAAATTCAACTTGATCTTGTTGGAAGAGGAACCAACAGACTCGTCACCAGTGAATTGAAGTTGCTCAATCAAGTACTCGTGAGGGTTCTGGGCCATCTTGCGGCGCTCATCGGTGTCAAGGAAGACATAGTCGATGTAAAGGGAAGCAGCAACAAGAGATTGTTGGTAAGCAGTGGAAACGGAAAGAGTTCCGCTTGTTCCGTCAAGTTGCTTGACAGCCCACAAGCACTCACCAATAGGACGGAAATCAATGTTGATCTTTACTTCGTGGTATTGAAGAGCAATCAAAGGAAGGGCAAGTCCAGGGTTGCGGCAGAACCAGAAAAGAAGAGGGATGTAAAGAGTGGTCTCAGGAAGAGCCTTGCGAGGGGCGCATACCTGGGAAGGACCACCAGCAGCAGCACAAGGTCCGCTGATGTCAGCAAAGGAAGGATCAGTGATGTAGGTAAGTTGGGTGGTGTTACCGATCATCTTGAAGTATCCGCGTTGTTGTTCAGCAGACATGGTAAGTTGGTTCCAGATGTGCATCCAGTCACCGTATTGACGGTCAATGCGTTGACCACCAATCTCGACCTCAACCTGGGCAATAAGTTGCTCACCAGGGAAATCTAACCAACGAGCAAAAACACCTTGGTCACCACCAGCCTTCATGTCCTGGTTGATCTCAGGAAGAGTTACTTGAAGGTAAGTGCGGTAGCAAAGATCACCGTTTCTGCTGATAGTACAGGTGACACGGCGACCGAAATCGGCTTGACCAGAGAATGTCTGCTCAATGGATTCCATAGCAAAGTTGGTGTGGCGTCTGTAGGACACCTTCCAGAAGGTAATTTCAGGGGTTCCGGTAAGGAATACGTCTTGGGCGCCATAGGCGACGAGTTGCATAAGTGCTCCAGCCATTTTTTCTTATATACTGTTGTAATAGAAAATAATTTTGGATTTTAATTAAATTAAATTTATTTTTATAAAGTGCCATTTTTACAAAAATAATAACTTTGTTACTAGTTTTAAGTTGTTTTTT